GGAGTCTCCGCTAATGAACGACCGCGATAAAAAAATCCTCCGCCTCGGCCTCCGGGCCCGGAATGAAATCCGCGATCGCAAAGTCGCGGAGCGCGCCGTCCAGGATCCCAAACATAAGGGCGGGATCCTCGTCGCCGGCGAGAAAATTTATTATACCGGCGACGCCGCGAACGCCGACGGATTCGGCGAGATCGTCCTCGTCGACTCGGACCTCCGTTTCGGGACTCAAGTCAAAATCAAAATGGACGACGGCCGCTCTTTTTGGATCTCGCCGGCCGCTTTCGTCCCGGGCCCGGGCCGGCGTTTTATGCTCAAGAGCGAGGCCGATAAAATTCGCGCCGAAAAAATCGCCGAGTTTGAGCGCGCCTATCTCGCGACGCTCCTCCGGGATCCCGAAAAAAAGGAGGCTTAATTATGAAGCTTAAAGAGACGGAGCTTTATCTCGGCGATAACGGCCGCGTTTTTTGCGGCCGTTTACGTTGTGCGGGCTCGACCGCGTTCGCCTCCGGCCGCGACTTGAGCGGACAAAAATTAATGAGAGTCCGGATCGCCGACGTCCTCGCGGCGGACCTCGATCCGAAAGAATTTAAATGCGAAAATTGCGGCCTTGTCCTTAAAGACGCCAAGGCTTAATCCATGAAGAAACCGAAAAAATGTCTCGATCTTTTTTGCGGAGCGGGAGGCGCGTCAATGGGATATTTTCGCGCCGGATTCGGCGAGATCGTCGGCGTCGACATTAAACCTCAAAAAAATTATCCCTTTAAATTCGTTCAAGGAGACGCGCTCGAATATCTCGCCGCTCATGGGAAAGAATTTGATTTTATCCACGCTTCGCCGCCATGCCAAAAATTTTCGACCATGCGGCGCGGCCTCTGGAAAGATCGTAAGCATCCGGACTTGATCGGGCCGACTCGCGACCTTTTAATTAAAATCGGATGTCCTTTCATTATTGAAAACGTCGAGGGCGCTCGCTCGTTTTTGCGCGAACCGATTCTTTTATGCGGGATAATGTTCGGGCTCGGGACAAAAGAGGGAAATCAATTGAGACGGCATCGGTATTTTGAGATATCGACGGGCCCGGTCATGACGCCGCCCTGCAATCATAATAAATCTTCCGCGGTCCCGGTCTATGGCGGAGGACAAAACGACGATTATCATTCCCCGAAAAGAAAACCGAAAACAATCGGCGTTTGGGGAAACGCGGGAGGCTCCTCCTCGCGCGACGGGCTCGTCCAATTTGGGACGGAGGCGCGGCGCGAGGCAATGGGAATAGATTGGATGAGCGGGAAAGAATTGTCTCAATCAATCCCCCCCGCATATACGTTTTTCCTAGGAAAGATTGTCCTCGATTATTTAAAAAAGTCAAAATCGGCCGAGGCCGTCCAAGGCGCGACCGATCGCAAGCCCGAGGAGGCTTAATCATGTTTCAATCGATTCGGTTTTCTCCGTTTCCCTGGAGGCGCGCGTCGCGCGTCGAGCCCGACGGATCCGTCCAAGTCCTCGACCGCGAGGGCCGGCCTTGCGGGATCCGCCTCGATCCTAAAAAGGATCCGACGGAAAAAAATCAAGAGCTCGCCGTCGCCTCCCCTTATCTTTACCTCGCGCTCCGGGCCCTCAAGTCCGCCGTCCTGGACGCGAGAAAATCAAACGTCCCGGCGGAGCTCCTCGGCCCGATCGCTCGAAAATTCGACGAGGCGAACGACGACGCGGATCTCGCGCTCTCGCTCGTCGAGGACTCCGAGGCCGGCCAAGCCGCGGCCTTGATCTCGATCGACGAGCGCCGCGCGGCCGAGGCGACGGACGGGAATTTAACCGCGGTCGAGGCCGCGCTCCTTTCGGCCGAGCTCCGGGCCCGCGCGCGCGAGGACGAGGCTCCCGAGGCAAAGGTCCGGGCCGACGCCGCCTCCGCCGGCCGCTTCGCCCTGGAGCTCGACGCCGCCGATCGCCGGGAATACGCCGCGGCCTTCGCAAAAAAAACGGATGCCGGATTTAAAGCCGACGCTCGCGCCTCCGTTCGTTTCGCCCAAAATGTCGCCGAGATCCTGGAGGGCGACCTCGCCTCGATCCCGCCGACGGACGAGGAGCTCCGCCTCGCCCTCCGAAATTCTATTTATTGGGCCCGCAATCCTGGACCGGACGCCGAGTATGAGCTCCAAAAATACGAGGAGCTCCTCCGCCGGCCGTCGCGCGAGGCCGTCCTCCAGGATCCCGGCGAGGTCCGCCTCGTCCCGACGCCGATCGAGCTCCTCGCCGGCGAGCTCGCCGATCGTCTCCGCGGCGTCCTCGTTTGGGCCCGCGTTTACGCGAAGCTATATCAAGAATTTATCCCGGTCGAGGCTCGGCCGTCCCGCAAAAATCCCGCCGCGGCGATCGTCGCGGCCGAGGAAACTCTCCGGAAAATCGACGTCGAGGAGCTTTAAAAATGTCCTCCGAAATTCTCATCCTTACGATTATCGCCCTCGTCGCGATCGGGATCTCCGGAGATCTCCGTCGCCGGCGCGTCGCCCGCGAGCTCGCGAGCTTGATCCGGAGAAACCGCGAGCGCGCCGACTCGATCGAGCGAGCGCATAGAGACGACGCGGAAGCGGCCGCGACTTTGTCTTGGTATTCGGGAGCTCTCGGAGCCTTGACGATCGCCCGGGCCCTCGTCCGCGGCGAGCGCCGGAGGAGCTCTTGAGCGCCGATCGCCGGACCGTCGACGCGGCCCTCCGCGACGAGGCGCGCCGACTCCCGCCGGCGAAAGGATTCGTCCGGGCCTCGTTTGTCCTCCCGCCCGAGATCGACGCCGAGCTCCGGGCCGAGGCCCTCCGCCAGGACCGGAGCTCCTCCGCGATCGTCCGCGAGGCCCTCCGGAATTATTTCGCCCGCAAGCGATAGAGAGCGCCGCGCTCCGGGCCCGCTCCGAGCCCGCCGGTCGAAAGGCCGGCGGGCTTTTTTTTCACCTGGAGGCCGGATCGTTTCACCGGAGGGCCCCTTTGTTTCACAAAACGGCCCGAGATCATCATCCGGAGCCGGCCCCTTGCCGGCCCGCTTCGCCGCCCTTTAGCGGGCCCGATCTCCCGGGCCCTTCCCCCCGGCCGGCCCGAGATCGTCGATTGTACGCGATCCTGGAGCGTCGTTTTTTAGGGGAAAAGCGGAAAGGCCAGGAAAGCCGGTCCGGATCCGTGCGGGCCCTCCTCCCGGGATCCCGGAGATCGGCCCGCCATGGGCCGGGAAACGCGATCGCGGCCGGCCTGGAGGAGGAGAGGAGAGGCCGGCGGGATCCGTCCCGAGCTCTCGGAGGAGCGGCCGAGGCCCGCCGCGGAGCCGTCCCGCCGGAAGTCTATTTTTTCCATTCCGCCGCGATCGCCTTCGGGACGTCCATCGGGATCCCGTCGACGTTCGCGAGGCAATCGTCAAAGCGCCAAGCTCGGCGCGGCATCCATTCATATCCGCCGGCGATCCCGCGGGCCCGGATCTCCCGCGCGATCCCGACGGCGTCCTCGATCGAAAGCCCTTTATGTCCGAGGACGTCTATATCCGTCGTCGATCGTCCTTTAAAATTCCCGGCGTATCCTCCGTCTCCCGAAAGCATAATTCGAGAAACAGCGCAAGGAAAAACGGAAAGTCCGGGCCGTTCGATTTGATGAATTGAATAAATCCCGGGATAATTTAAGACGATCGAGACGTCTCCGGAATGAACGATCCTCCCGCCCTGGACGCCGGCCGAGAGGACCGCGGAAACGATCGTCGAATACCAATTTTTAGGATCAGGAGCGGTCGCCTCCCATCCTAAACGGGAAAACTCGTTTTGTATTTCGACGCGATAAGCGACGCCCGAAAGTTTAAGCTCGGCGATCGCCTCGGCCGTCCATTCGCGGTATAGATCATATTTCGCCGGACCATAGAGCCCGCCGGCCGAGGCCGTGCAAGCGTGAAAAGCTTCGGCCGGATCGAGATACGGCCAAACCTCCTCCCGGCTCATCGTTTGAAAGGACGCAAGGAACGGATAAGACAATTTTTGCATCCTGGTATTCATCGAACAATTATCGCCGAGCGCGACGAGCGCCTCGAGGTCGTTCGCTTTAAGGATCGAGAGGACCGTCCGGAGCCGCGACCAATAAACAGCATTCGGCCGGCTCATATCGGTAACGGGACAATTTACTCCGTCGGCCGCGGAATAGAGGCGGACCTCTCTCCCGTTATAAATCGCCCTCTCCCACGGAACGAGCCGAACGGTCGACCAGGATTGTAAAAGAAAAAATCGGACTCCCCATCCGCCGGCCGCTCGAAACGATTTGCAAAAAGCGTTGAGATCTCCCTCGGCGACGAGGAGCTCCGGGATAAAAACGAAAAGAGGATATTTCGCTTTTTCAATAACGGGATCCGGCGGAGCCTTATGCACCGGACAAGGCGCGAGCGGGAGCGCGGAGCTCCGGACCTCGATTGTAATTTCGCCGGGACAATACGGATTCAAGGCTAAAAGAGAGACGGCGCAAACGTCGACGGAGACGAGCGGATCCGGATCTCCGTGGACGCGGCAAGGGATCGCCGGCGCGACCGGCTCGCCCGGGCGAGGCTCAACGAAAAAGCGCCGCTCGGCGATCGCCTCGGCCGGACAAAAAGGGCCGGCGAGATCGTCCGAGACGAGACAAACGCGGACGAGCTTTGTCGGCCTGGACTCCGGACAAGCGGCCGCGATCGCAAAAATAAAAACGAGGGAGATCCCAAGTATTTTTTTAAGCATAATTTTTCCCTTTACGGATGATTTACCGTAAACGATTCAAAAGGAGCGGCCGAAAGGCGATAAGCGCCGGAGTCGAGCCAATTTCGACAAAAGAGAAAAATATGAGTCGGCGCGATCGCGACGAAGGAATAAAGGTCCGTATAAGTAACTCCGTCTGTGCTATATCCGAAGGTTACTTTAAAGGTCCCGGCCGTCGTATTCGATCCCGCGGAAACTCGAGCTCTGAGCCAAATTGGAAGCGTCGCGACGGCCGCGGTTGCCGCGGCCGCGCTTCCAAATTGGATGACTTCGAGAGACGTCGAGACCGTTGTCTTTATGTGCCCTAAACCCCAAATATTCGCCGAGGCTCCCGCTTGTCCGATACAGACGCCGAGGCCCGCCTCTGTATTTGTTCCCTCAACATAAGAATTGAGTTTAGCTATAACCTCAAAAGGACCGTGGAATATCGGAATAAAAATCGCCGGCCCATTTGCCACGTTCGACCACCAATCGCAGTTAGTGCCCGCGGGAGCGGTTATCGTAAGGACCGATCCGGCCTCGCCGATCGTTCCGCTCCTCGCGACGGAGAGCCATTGCCACCCGATCGAGGCGTCGTCGAATAAATCCTCAAACATTTTATTGGACGCCGAGGATCCGCCAGATCCGGCAAGCGGGACGATATCCCAAACGCCGGCCGCGACGTCCTGGACGGAGAGCGTCGAATATTGATCGGTTAGGCCCGAGGTCGCCGCGCCGTCGATCGTCTCCCCTCCCGCGGCCGCGACGGAAATTGTATTCGCGGAGCCGTCGAGCCTTTTAATCCGGAGGATCCGCCCGGATCCGGTCGCCGCCGGGAGATTGATCGTAATGGAGCCGCTCGTCGCGTCGGCCCGGATTGTATAGTCGCCGGCGACGACGGTATAAGGCGAGTCCGTATCGTCGATTGAGAGGACCTTGAGCGAGATCCCGGAAAATACCGGAGAGACGTCCGAGGACCGCTCGGCCTGGAGGACCTCGTCCTCGCCGGCCGCTCCTTCGTGGAAAAGCTTGTCCGCGCCGGAGTCCGATCGGATCATTCCTGGCTGAGGATCCGCGGGAGCCGCGGCCGCCCTCCAATGATTTTTAATTTTATTAAAGACGTCATAATCCAAGCGGTCTCCGGTTACAGCGTCGGCCCCATCGTCGAGGTTAGGCATTTTTGAAACTCCTATAATTTTTTACCGGAGACGCCGTCCGCAAAGAGTCCGGACGTCCCGCACAAATAACCGAAATTCCGCTCCTCCGGGCCCGCGTCGCTCCAATTTCCATCCATAAGCGGAGAGCCTAAAATAAAAACCTCGGCGAGGAGCCAAGCGAGATCCGCGCAAACGACGTCAATCCTCATTGTCTCAAAGTCCGGCGTCAAAGCTTCGATATACATGAGCCGGCCCGCGTCGCCCTCGCCGGCCGCGGTAACGCCGAAAAGGTCCTGGAGCGAGACGTCGTCGAGGAGGTCGACCTCGTCGAGAAAGTCGATCGGGAGCGAAAAGATAAATTTATTATCCCCGAAAGCGTATCGCCGGAGCTCCTCGTCGGCCCGGATCGCAATCCAAGCGGCCGAATCAATCCATTTAAAATCCGGATCCGTCGAGGGCTCGATCGACGTCCCGAGCGCCAGGATCGAGGGCCCGCTCTCGAACGGCGCGCCGCCCTTAAAGAGATCCGCGGCCGGGACGTAATCCCATCGGGCCCGGAGCCGGTTAAACGCCGAGGCCGTGTTAAATTGCCGGACCGGATGATCGAGCGTATCGATTTGAGCCCATATTTTTTTTGAGGTCCCGAGCGTCGAGAGATCCTTCCGCGCGACTTTCCACCGGCCGAGGCGATCGAACGCCGCGAGCGTCCCGTAACTATAAAGCAATTGAGAAAAATAATCGCCGGCGGGCTCCTCTCCGGTCGCCGCGAACTTGCCGGCGGTCGAGAGCGAGAGCCCGTCGAAATAGGCCGCGAGGACGTCAAAGCTCGCGAGGTCGAGCCGGGAGGCCGGGACGCCGACGATAAAGGCGAGGAAAAACGCGAGGATATAAGCCGGATTTTGAATAAAGCCGGCGGGAGAATTCCAGGAATATTCATAACCGGCGTAAGCGTACCCCTCGCAATCGAAAGTTATATCATTATCGCCTTGATCGCCGGCGAACGTGATAAGCGTTTGTCCGTCGACGTCATACGAAACGGTATAATCCGCGGGATCGACGAGCGCGCCGGCGGAGTAGACGGCCGTTATTGCGTGGAGGGATCCGCGAGCGGCGAGATAAATAAAATTGACCGTGTCGACGTAGGCCGCGAGGATCGCACCTTTCTTATCCGTCCCGGAAAAAGCGAACGTCCCGAGGATCTCGGGCTTTGGAAAATTGATCGCCTTTTCATAGATATTCGGAAACTCGTCGACCGTACAGCGATAAAGCGGGAGCGCGGTTTGAAAATATTTCGCGCCGATATCGCGGAGCTTCGCCCGGAACTCCGGGCCCTGGAGCTCATAGTCGTCGACGACGAAAGCGGAGAGCGCGGTCCGGGCCGTCTCCGCGCCGTCGCTCCAAATGTAATATAGGGCGACGCCTTGATTTTTAACGTAAGCGTCAAAGAGGAGCCGCGAAAATTCCCGGTCCGCATTCGAGAGCGTGATATCGATATCGGATCCGAGATAAGTCCCGAGCCCGGAGGAGACGCTCCTCGCAAAATTGCTATTCCGGAGGATCCGGCCGTCGTAAAATCGCGCCGGCGCGCGGATATCGATCGGAGCATAATATTTGTGAACGATCAAACCGTCGACGAGAAACTCCCAATCCGTCCCGAGGAGCGGCGTTTTCTTTTTCTTCGCGGCCTCGTCGACGCCGACGGTTAGGACGATCCGGAGGCCCTCGCTCATTTCGCCGGTCGCGACGTCGGCGAGATAGTCGCCGGCGAACGCCTCCGGGACGTTTCCGGAAATGAGCCGCGCGGCGACGCCCGTCTTTCGGAGCTTGATCTCATAGGTCCCGATCGGGAGCGTCGGGAGCGCGTCGATCGTTATTTGATTATTCGAGTCGACGGTAAAATCTCCGCCGGCCGACGTAAGCGTAAACGTGCCCTCTCCGGATCTCCCGATAAAGAGGATCTCCCGGACGTCGTCAATCCATCCTCCGCCCGGAGTCGAGCTATTCGGATTATTTGTCGCGTCCGTGAGCTCGTCGTCGTCGTTATGAAACCCGAGGCCGGAGAGGACGAGCTCGTCGCCGCCGAGCGGAGAGACGAGCGACTTCGAGATCGAGTTAACGACCGGATTAAAAACGCGGACGCGGACCTCTTGGAAAACGCCGCGGACCTCGGCGATCTCGCCGGCCGCGGGATCTCCGCCCCAAAGCGGGCCCATACGAGCATTAAATCCGGTTAAAAAATAATATGCTTGAGCGTCGTTCTCGACGGTCCCGACGCCGGTCCGATAAGGACACCCGTAAAGCCAATAAACTTTCGGGAGATCTCCGAAAACGATAAATTTCTCGTCCTCGTATTGTCCTTGATTCGCGACGCCGGGATAAGCCGTCCAATCCGTCCCGGCCTTGTAGACTTGCCCGGAGACGGCGGACATATCGACGACCTCGCCGGCGGACCTGGAGCTCGTTTTTAAAAGCGAGGAATATTGAGCCCGGGCGGTCGTATTCGCGATTAACGAGAAAAGAATTTTCCATTGAAAACTAATAACCTCGTCGCCGCCGTCGAGGAGAGCCCATCTCGCGGAGGACGGTTTCGCGATCCCATACCACCAATGAGCCCAAGTCCCATCCCCATTTTTTTGAAAACCGAAATAAGCGTTTGCGATATGAGAGGCGCTCCAGGATCCTTTTGAATTTGGGACGTTCGCGTCGAGGAGATCAAGCGTCGCGTGATCGAAATCCGTAAACGAGCGATAAGGGACGGTCATAATAAAGAGATCCCGCGCGTCAATACTTTGAGCGAGAGGCTCCAGGATTTGAGCTCTTTAGATCCGGGCCCGTAAATCATCCGTTGAGACGTCGGGCTCCCGGCGACCTTAACAAAATAAACGTGAGGCTCCCGATCGTCCGGGATAAAAACAAAGCGGCCGGCGGATCCTTGGATCGCCCGCAAAAAAGCATGAAAAGCGGAGAGCGTCGCCGGATCGAAAAGCTCGGTTAGGGAGAGCTCGAATTTTTGAGCCTCGGAGAGATAGATATCCCAATCTTGCCCGAAAGCGGTTTCCTGTTCGGTCGTTATAAAATTCGGCGAGTCGCTCCGGCCGGGAGAAACGCGGACGCCCGGGAGCTTATTCCATTCCCCGAGCCAAGCGAGGCCGATCTCCGGGAAAGCGATATTCGTCGGATCGTCGATCGTATATCGGAGCCACCGATTTTGACTATTGAGCCGGCGATATAGATCGAGCTCTCTCCAATTGAGCCGGAGGTTAAGCGCCGGCGCTCCCCAAGCGTTTGAGCCGTTCGCCTGGAGGCGGATCTCCGCGGCCGGCGTGAGGTTGTGATTAAAGAGACAAGCGAGCGAGACGCGGCGCGTCGCGGAGAGATCGATCAAAATATTTTGAGCCGTTTTCGATGTAAAGCGAAACGGTCGACTCGGCCGGTTATCGTATAAATATTCCTTGAGATAAAGCGCGTCCTCCGTCGAGGTCGAGATAAGCGTCGAGGAGTTTATAAAATTGACATAACTATAACGCATTTTAAGAAACTCCTAAAGCCGCCCGGAGCTCGTCCCGGCCGAAATTTGTCTTGAGCCATCCGACGAGCTCGGGCCCGACTTTTGTCCGGACGATCTCGCGGACGCTCGCGCCGTCGACCGCGGAGATCTCGAAGGTCGCCGCGAGATTAAGGACCGGAGCCGGCGTCGCTTCTTTCCCTTGTCCGCGGAACTCGTTCAAGCGTTCGAGCGGGATCGCGGCCTCGGGCCCCTTCTCGGCGATCATGGCAAAAGTCGGCCGCGTGAAAACCCCTCCGCCGGCCGCGGCCGGGACGTTTTCGATCGCGTCGCGGACCTTATAGACCGCGTCCGTTAATTTATTCCCGACGTCGGCGATAAGATTATAAATATTATTTCCGACGTTCGCGAGGTTATCCAATTGATCGGCCCGATGATCGTTTTGTCCTTGGATAAAAGAGGCGATCGCCGCCATATCGATATACCACCATTCCCACCCGGCGAGGAAACGATCCTGCCTTTCGACGACTCGCCCCATTCCGTCGCCGGCCCCTCCGCCGCCCGAGGCGAGGAGCGCGTTAATCGCGGAAAAGCCCGCGTAAAGAGCGAGCGCGACTCCCCCGACGATCAAGAGACTCGGAGCCGCGGCCGCGAGAGAGGTCGCCGCGGTCGCGATCGCCTCGGCGAGCGTCGTTAATCCATAGGCGACGATATCGATAACCGTCGTCGCGACGAGCTCGACGACCTCCAGGATCGCTCCGGCGATCGAGGTTATCGCCGTCCCGATCGAGCTCGCGACGTTCGAGACGGTCGTCCCGATCCCGCCGAGCGCCTCGCTCGCTTTTCCCGCGGCGTCCTTTGCCGGAGAGACGATTCCTTGGAGCGCGCCGACGAGCTTTTCGGTTATAAATTTTCCGACGAAATCGGTTATCGTTTTTCCCATGTCTTTCCAGAGGCGATTCCAAGCCGTAACGATCGAGGTATTTCCGCCGATAAAATCATTGATCGTATCGCCCCATTGCGAGGAGACGTCGTTAAAAAATCCGTCCCAATAATGCTTGAAATCGTCGACGTCCTCGCGGACCGCGGCCTTTTGATCCTCCGGGAAACTGATATCCGGGAGGACGATTCCTTGAGCGGCGAGGGCGAGGCGCGCGAGCTCATAGGCGAGGATCCGGGAGGTCGCCGCGCTCATTCCCATTTTATCGGCGCAATCGTCGAGGACCTCGTCGAGCGTTTGGACGCCGAAATAATTATCCTCCAAAGTCGGCGGGACCTTTTGGAGGACTTCCCACATATCGCGAGAGCTCCCCTCCGTCAATTTCGTTTCGGAGACGAGCGTCCCGAGCTCGGAGTTTACCTCGGAGACGCCTTTTTTATAAGTTTCGAGGTCGATTTTTTGCGTCTTATAAGCGGCGTCGAGGTCGCCGAGCAAGCTCCAAAGCTCTTTTATGCGATCGGATTTTTCCTGGACCGTCATGAGCCCTTTGTCTTTTAAATAATCAATCCAAGTTTTCGTCGCCTCGGCCGTTTTTCCGGCCGCGACGGAATAATCCTCATGAGACTTTGCGAGCTTTTGATTGACGACCTCGTTTTCTTTCCCGACATCCGCGAGCGCCTTTTGTATCGCGACGCCCTCCTCGCCCTTTCGGATCGCGGTCGTCAAGGCCGCGATATTTCCATCATAGGCGTCGATCAAATTCGACATTTGTCCATAATGAAAACCGGCCGCGACCGCGGCCTTTGAGAGATTATCGATCGAGCGCTCTTGAGTCTCGCGGAGGCGCTTGTCGGCCTCGATAACATAGTCCTCGGCGTCGCTTAATTCCTGGAGCTTGATCGCATACGTCGCGACGAGCCCTATAACGACGCCCCAAGCGGAGACGGAGGCGAGCTTCGCCGCGGTCGCGCCATGGATCGCGGTCGACAAGGTCCCGAAAAGCCCGATTATTTTCCCGATAATAACGGATCCGGTCCCGAGGATCGCGAGGAGAGCTCCCGCGCCGGCGACGACTTTCGTTGTCGCGGCCGCGAGGCCCGGATGAGCTTGAGTCCATTCCGTAAATTTTTGAACGACGCCGGAGATTTTCTCGGCGATCGAGGTTATCGCCGGCATAAGGGCGATCGATAATTGAGTCGTCGCGCCTTTGAACGAGAGGCCGAGATCCGAGATCGAGTCGTTTAATTTTTCGGACGAGGCCGCGGCGTCCTTGTCGAAAATTAACCCCATCCGAGCGGCCGCGTCGCCCTCGTCAATTAAAGCCTGTTTTCCCATGTTCAACGTCGGGAGGAGGCCGAGCGCGGACTTTCCGAGGACGTCGACGGCGAGCGTATTTTTTAGAGCGCCGTCCTCCATTTTCGAGACGGAGTCCGCGACGTCGAGGAAAACGTCGTTAAGCGGCCGGAGCTTTCCGTCCGCGTCCGTCGCCGTCGTCCCGAGCGCCGCGAGCTTTTGAGTCGCCGTCTCGTCGCCGTTCGCCGAGGCGACCATGACCTCCCCGAGCGTTTTCATACCTTTCGCGAACTCCTCGACGGAGGAGTCTCCGAGGTCGAGCGTTCGCTTATAGGCCGAGAGCGTCTCCGTCGAGATCCCGGTCCGCGTCGAGAGCTTCGCGAGCTCGTCGCCGGTTGTCGCGGTCGCCTTTGCCATGGCAAAAAGCCCGCCGGCGACGGCGCTCCCGGCCGCGGCCATCTTGACGCCGGCGGAGGTGAATTGTTTCCCGACTCCGGTTATCCCGCCGCCGATTGTTTTTTGATCGCCCTTGACTTTATCGACGGATTTATTCCATCCGTCGAGGGCGAGGTCCATCCGAGCGACGATCGCGCCGACGTCAAACATGGGCTTTATCCTTCCTTTTGAGCCGCGAGATCCGCCCAATTATTGAGGATTGTTTTCTCGCGCGTCCCGTCGATATCGCCGAGCTCGTCGTCGATAAGAGAGATCGCGTCGTTAAAAACATCATCGGTTGCTTGAGCGGTCCGGAGGGCGATCAAGAGATCTCTTTTCCTTTGGAGCGCGATCCGCTTCGCTTCGCCCTGGAGCGCGGCGAAGTCGCGGACGTCGAGGTTAAGGGCCCGCTCGTAAAGGAGCGAAACGGGAAAGGCCGCGCCGATCTCGCCTAGACCGCGGACGCGGGCCCTAACCCGTTTTTTTCTTCTCCGCCGGGATCCGGAGCCGGCGCGAGATCCCCCGCGGGATCCTGGAGGCCGGCCTCGATCGCCGGGACGTCCGCCGGCGGAGCTCCCGCCGGCGGTTTCTTCGCTTCGATTCCCTCGGACATTTTCTCGGACGCGCGCGTCAAAATGTCGCTAAGGATCCGAGAGTCGTATTTTTCGACCTCGGACTCGTCGAGCCCGTAAATCAAAGCGACTTGTTTGACGACGGCGTCCGGCCCGTCGATCTCTCCCTTTCTCCGGGCCCTGTCCATTTCGCGGATCGCGCGAAGGACGGGCGGAGTAAACGGGACGGTCGAGATAACCTTCCCGTCCGGGAGCTCGACCTCAAGAGCCTCGTAAAGCGTTTTATCGAGACGGATCCTCATAACCTCTTGCTCCTCTTTTCGTCGTTAAACGACGGGCCCCATTCTCCAAGTTTTCCCGACGTTCCCCGAGGCGTCGTCCGGATAAACTTTGAAGGTAACTTTCACGCCGCGTTGCGTCGCGTTGTCATAGGTGAACTCGACGGCCGCGACCGGATAAGCGCGGTAGACCGTGAGCCATTGCGATTGAATGACAGAGGCGACGTTGTTGACGAGCGGCTTGAGGACGAGCGCTTTCGCGAGGGCGAAGAAGTCGAGCCCGACGGAGTTATAAACCTCCAGGTTCGACGTTCCGCCGGTCGCGCCCGGGATCATTGCTTTCAATTGAGCCCAGGACGAGCGCGTCATCGGGACCTCGACGGAGGTTATCCGGCCGACGGAGACGGTATCGACCGGCGTTTTCCCGTGTCCGTCCTCGAAAATGTCCTCCGAGTTGAGGTCGTCCTTAAACTTGATCCCGCCGAGAGTCGGGCCGACGTGGACGCCGTTCCAATAAGCGCCGCAAGGCCCGAGGTCCTTGTTTGGACTTGCCATTTTGAAACCTCCTAAAGAGATACGATATCCGCAAGGGATTTTATTCCCTTTTCGGCGAAAATGGAAATCGCTCCAGGATCGCGTACAAAGGGCGAACGGTTTTTCCGGCCCCGGGAGCCCGCCCTCGGGCTCGAAAGCCTCGCGCCGGCCCGGATCCTCGCCGCCCTGCCTGGAGGATTCATGCTTTTTCCATCCTGAAAATAAAATTTATCGAAAATTCCGGATTTTTTCCGTCCATCCCGATATATTGCGGGACGGCGATCGCCTCGACGACCTCGGCCCGATACGCTTGTCCTCCGGAGACGAGCGCCGGGATCTCCCATCCGGCGGATCCGCCGAGCGCGTCGTAAAATTTCCAATTATCCGCGCTCGCCGTTTCGTAATCGGCCGCGCGGGAGATAATTTGGAGGATATAATCGACGCGATCGCGGAGGAAAAAATTAACGGGCGACGGGCTCGCCTCTTGAATAACGGAACATCGGACCGGAGCCGTCGTCGGCCGAAATCCGAATTGAAAATTTCCGCCGAGGACGAGGCCCGGGATTTTCGTAACGATAAAGCGAGCTATTTCCTTGAGCATTTTTTATCCTCCGGAGAGGGCCCGGACCGGAGCCGCGGTTATCCCCATATATTTTTCCCCAAAGGTCGCGAGCTTGCTCTCGACATATTTCGGGCCGACGCCGTCCTCGCTCCAATTAATATCCGCGGTCGTCTCATGCCACCGCGCCGCGTAAGGCATACGAAAAATAAGCTTGACGATAATATTTTTCGCGTTCGGCCGGAGGACGGGCTTTTCGCCGCCGGGATAATGGGCCGATCCTTTGCCTCCGGACTTCTCGACGAGCTTCGTCGTCGTTATCCCGTCGAGGATAAACGTATAATCTCCGCGGAGGTTTCCTTCGAGGTGAGGCGTCCTCGGCGGGACGTTGTCCGCGTCGTTTTTAAGCTCCGAGAGCGCCTCGAAAAGTCCTTTCTCCGCGGCCTCGGGATATTTGATGAGCGCGGCGTTTAAAAATTTCCGATCGAACTCCCGGAAATCCGCCGAATACCCTCCGCCCTCAAGCGCGCCGCTCATCGGCCGGCCCTCGTTTTAAATCGAGCCATAGCCCGCCGCTCATTTTCCCGGATCCGATCGCGCCGGCGAGGAGGCCGGCCGGCCGGATCCCGGCGGTCGAGCTCGTCGCGGCCGGAGATCTCCGAGAGATCCGAGAGCGCCTCGATCGAGTCGAGGGCGAGCGCGGCCAGGACGAGAGAGCCCGTTTTAATCATTGTAGGAAAACCTCCCAATGATCCGGCCTCCACCCGCCGACGGGATTGATCGTTAGGATCGACCGATCGACGCCGGCGACGACCTGGATTAAATCGTCGTGAGTGATCGTCCCGAGCGAGAGCGGGAGGAGGACGCTCGCGCCGGAGACGACGAGCTCGCCTTTGATATCCCGGACGAGCTTCGTCCCGAGGCGGACTTTTCCCATAACGAGGAGATCGAGATAAGTCGGCGTCTGAAAATCCGAGAGGCCGGTCCGCCGGCGGAATGTGATCGGATCCGTCAAATAAATTTTTACCATTTAGCGAGCCCTCCAGGAGAGAGCGTTTTCCGACGTCGGATTTAAATTATGTTCACAATTCGGATGGACCGGAGGCTCGGCCTCGGGCGGGAGCTCGGGATATTTATCCGACGTTCCGGAGAGCGAAAAAACCTCGCCCTCGTATTGCTCGCATTCCTCGCAAGGTTCGTCATGTTGAGAAAATTGAACGAGGTCGTTATCGTATTGATCGCAAAGCTCTTTTGTCGCTTTCGTTTGGGCCTCCCGGAGGCCGGTCCGCGCGAGCATTTCGGAATAACTTTTTAGCGAATAATGACGATCCTTGATCGTGATAAAGTCCGCGCCGGCGATTTTTTTCAAGAGATAATCTTTTATCATCCTGGAGATCGTCCCGCGCGCGAGCGAGGAGACGCCGTCGGGCCCGCCGGCGAGCGATCGCTTGACGATCCGCTTGACGCCTTTCCCGAGCGTCGCGTCGGCGAACGCCTCGACCTCGACCTCCTCGAACGCCTGGACCTTTTTTATTTCCGAGGCCGCAAGCGAGAGGAGCGAGAGATATTTCCCGGCCGAGGTCGCGATCGTTCGATTTGCCTTGAGGAGATCTCCGGCGGTCCGGGCGACGAGCGCCGCGATCGCTTTTTCGTGGCGCGCCGGATTGTATTTTTTCGGCGACTTTTTCTCCGCGCCGATATTCTCGAGCCTCGTCCGGGCGACGAGGGAGCCCTCGAGATAAGCCTCCCGGACCGCGGCCCGGGCCCATTTGCCGGCGAAAGCGTCGAGCTCCCGGACGATCGCGTTAATCCGTCCGCGAGTCCGCCCGCCGATCGCCGCGGAAAAGGTCGCCGGATTGAGGTCCGAGAGGATCCGGAGGACGCGATCGCCGGCCCTCGAGTATGCCGTTTCGATAAGCTTCACCCTGTTTTTCACCGGGATGAGGCCGAGAGATTTTGTCGACATTTTTAAGTTATGTTTGTATTTCCGTCGACGTCGAGATTTTCGTCGCGCCGGAGGTCGACCGCGATAATCGAGCGCGCCGCGGTAAAGCTCGGGAGGAGCGCGAGGATCCAAGGCGGGAGCGTCCCGGGCCGGTCGAGTTTATACGTCTCTTGAACGTATCCGGCGGAGACGACGTTTTGAGCCTGGAGGCCGAGCCGCTTGTCCTCGTCCTCGGAGTGTCCGGCGAGATAATAAGCCATTTCCAATTGTGCGAGCTTGAGCTCGACGAGCTCCGCGGCCGAGGGCGACGCCGGGATTGAGACGCCGGCCGCGGTCCGGATCCGGTTGTAAGCCTGGAGGAGCGCCGCGACGCGCTCGTCCTTTCCGCCGGAGACGTGAGTTAAAGCGTCCCAAAAAGCGGACTCGAGGCGCTCCGTCTGGAAATAGGATACGGCCTCCGCGATATTTGCGAGCCATCCGATCGCCATGATTAAGCCTCCTCGCGCCGCGCGACGGCGTAAAAATATCTCGAGCTCGTCTCGATCCGGACGCCCTTGACGCCGGCGTCCTGGAGGAGCTCCTCGAGCGCCTCTCTCGAATATAGTCTCAAATGGCCCGGATCGTCAACGACTCGCCGCGGAGTCGTAAGGACGAGCGTCCCGCCGGTTATCGCCCAAAGCCCGCGGACGAGGGCCGCGTCGTCCTGGACGTGCTCAATAACTTCAGAGCAAACGACGCCGGCGAAACGCGGGAGGAGCTCGATCTCCGTAACCTCCGCGAGGTAGACGAAAAGGATATCCGCGAAAGTCCGGGCCGCTCGATCGATCGCCTCCCGGGAAAAATCAATCCCGGTCCAACGTCCAGGACGAAAGCCTCGGAGGATCGCGGTCGAGTGTCCGAGAGCGCTCCCGACGTCGACAAAGCCCTCGACGTTGCCGGCCGGATCCGCCGGGAGATAGGAGGCGCATCGGCGGAGCCGCTCTTGATGATGAGGGAGGACGAGGCGCTTCCAAACCTCGCGGCCGGCCCAATGTTTAAGATATTCGTCGGCCGTCATATCGAGGGCCCTCCGATCGCGCCGAGGAGCTCGCGGGCCCGGGCCTCGTAAGTATGATCTCGGAGCGTCCTCGCTCGGCCGGCCTCTCCGATCCGGGCCCGGAGCTCGGGCCGCTTGAGGAGGCCGGAGATCGCCTCGAGCATATCCGACGAGCTCCGAAAATAGACGACCTCGGATCCGTCGGAATAATGATCCTCGAGGCCTGGAGCCCATCCGACGACGCAAGGCGTCCCGGTCCCGGCCGCAAGATAAATTCGATTGCTCCAATAATTCGGGACGCCGGCCGGCGGAGCCGGGACGAGGGCGACGCGCGCGTCCTGGTAAGCCTCGATAAATTGCCGGCCGACGACGTAAAGCGGCGAGTCGCTCCCGTAAGTTATAAGCGAGAAACGAGCGGCGATCGCGTCGAGGAGTTTTCGCCGATCGGAAAAAGCGCCATGGGATCCGCCCGTAAAAATCACGTCGACGGAGGGCCGGCCGGCCGGCGGGAGCGTTTTATAATCCGAGAGGTCGACGCCCTGGAGCAAGTGTTTATATTTCGGGACGAGAGTTTCCCAAGGATACGAGTGATCGGTCGTAAAGAGCCAATCGAGCGACGGCGCGACGGCGAGGAGGGCCTCGAATTTTCGGCGACTATGCCCGAAATCCGGATTGACGGCGTCGAAATACCAGAGCGCGAACGGCGCGCGCGGCCGTTTCGATCGGGCGATTATATCCGCTTGCTCGACGTTCCGCGGATAGAGGAGCGTCCCGAAAGCGAGGACGAGATCCGCCGCGGCGATCGCCGGGAGGCCGGCGCTCAAAGCGTCATGCTCGACGACGGCGACGCGATATCCGAGGCGCTCGAGCGCTCGGCCGACGCGGATCCCGTTCGTCGCGTTCCCGCGATTGTCGAGGCGATTTGTTACGATCGCGATTTTTTTCATTTATAATTTTTATCGAACATTGCCCGGAAATAATCCGCCCGCGCTTGCTTTTGTTCCGGCGTCCCGCAAAGCCGGCCGGCGTCTTTACTCTCCGCTAAGTGTTGGAATTTATCCGTCGGGATAACATATTTCCGGGCTCGGCGCGCGGGCCCCATTTGCCAAAAGAGATCCTCGACCGCGGAGCCACACCCGCGGAGATCGAACGCGAGGAGCGACCGCGGCGCGCAAGTCATGACGCCGACAAAGTCGACTTCCTGGACCGCGGCTATTTCCTTAGATCCGAAAAGTTTTGTTTGGGAATAATATTCCCGGCCGTTAAATTTTCGGCCATGAATCCCGAGGATCGCCGGCCCGAGCGTCCTTTGATAATTAACGAAATCGTTCCCGATCCCCGGCCGCGGGAGGACGTCGTCGTCGGCCTTAACGACGTATTCGCCGGCCGTGAGGAGCGCGACCGCATGACGGAGGCGGTTTCCGGGATCCGGAATCGCCCGGATAATATTAATCGGGAGCGCCGTCCGGACGCCCTCGGGCGAACAATCGCAAAGCCAAACGTCCCGAGTCTCGCCGAGCCAAGCGGAGAGGATCCGCTCGATCGACGCGAGCCGGCGATAAGTTACGACGACCGCGGAGAGGTTCATTGTATTCCCTTTCCCGGGACCTTTGTAAAATTCGAGTCGACGAGAGGCTCGCCGTTTCCGACCTGGACGCGGAGCCGGCGCGAGGCTTGAAAATGCTCGACGACCGGATCGACCTCCTCGCCGGCGTAATAATCAAAAATTAAAGTATACTCGCGCGGGAGCCGGCAAACCTCGACCGGCCGGCCGGCCGCCCGGAGCTCCTCGATCGCGAGGCGTAAGCAATGTTGATGTCGGATCGTTTTATTTTCGACTCCGATTTTATGCCAAAGCTCGACGAGCTCGCGACCGCTCGGCGAGTTTTGAATCCATAGAGTCCCGGAGAGGAGAGATCCGCCCGGGATATCATTCCCCTTGTAAGGATGAAAATGAGCGGCCATCGTATAGGTATGAAACGAGGAGAGCTTGTCGAAAAGGTCCGGATATTTCCGGACGATCGCGTCCGAGTCAATAAAAACAATATCTCGATCCGGATACATATCGAACGCCCGGAGGATAATTTCGGATTTATAATTGAGGTTCGATCTCCAGGATCCGCGAGGAGCGACCGGGAAAAATTTATGAGGGATCGCGAATCGATCGAGCGAGGACTCGAGCTTTTTAATCTCCTCCTCGTATCCCGTCCCGGTCGTATAAAAAGAGACGACCGTCCATTTCGGAGCGAGGCCGTCGCGCGGGATTTTCGGGAGGACCTTCGCGATCGAGCCAAAGGGAAAACATCGGAGGGCCGACTTTGGATTTAAATTAATAATCCGCGGCGCGTCGGCCGGGAGCTCGCGCGCGCCGGCCTCGATCGAGGTCCGGAATTGCTCGAGCGCTCCCGCCTGGATCGACGTCGGATATCCGTCGTGATAATGCCCGGGCCCCTTCATGTCATATCCGAGGAGATAGATCGGATCCGCGCCGAGGAGGAGCGCGAGGTTGATCGCGGCGTATCCGGAATTATTCCCATGATAGAGGCCGGCCTCGAGCGTTTTCGTCCATCCGATCTCCCCCGCGCCGAGGAGGACGCGGACGTCGCGCGGATAAGCGTAAGCCGTCCCGGTTAAATTAAGCCAAATTTTCTCCCCGGTAAACCGAAGAAAGGCGCGCCGATAATCCTCGCCGAGGTCGCCTCGTTGAATCCATTCGAGAAATTGAAAGTCCATCCCGAAAAGGACGTCCGCGAAAGGGACCTCGCGGAGGGCCTTATTGATCGCGATCGTCCGCTCGCCGCGGAGTCGATCGAAATCAAAGCCTCGGAGCGATCGCCCGCCGGCGACGATAAAACAGCGTCGGCCCGTCCAGGAGCCCGCCTTGAGCTCGGCGAGGATCCGGCCGGCCGGTCGATCCGATCCTTGCCGCGCGAGCGCCGCCCAAGTCCGGGACGCGGCCGCGGCCGCTCGGACGGCCTTCGAGTGTTCCATGATTTGACGGACGCGGACGGACCGCATAGTTAAAACTTCGTCGCCCATGATTTAGCCTCTAAAGGAAAACGGGCGAGGAGGCGTCTCCCCTCCTCGCCCGCGAGAAAGTCTCATCCGAGGTTAAGCGGATTTACACCGCGCGAATTGATCCTGATCGGCGAGAGCTCCGCCGAATCTCGTCCATCCGACGGCGACGTCCGCATAAGCGACCGCGTCGAATTGATTGAAAATCGTGAGGTTCATCCGGTTTCCGCCCTTCGCTTTGAGCTTCGGGATCCCGACATAATAATCGGTCGCGACGGAGAGGAGCGTCGTCGGGATAAGCCGGAACTTGTAAGCGATTTTCGTCGCCGATCCGCCGGTCGCCTGGAGCATGAGCGAGAGCGCGGCGTTAAGCCGGCCGACCATTTGGAGCGGCGCGACGACGACAAAATTCGCGTTTTGAGCGGTTACGCCGTAGCCTTTATCGGCGATCGCGAGGAGGATCGTTTGAGCCGCGAGGTTCAAGGTTTGAGCGTCGCGGTTCGCCGTATAGGTTTCGGCCGTGTTCGGGAGCGCCGCGGGATCCGGCAATTGCCAGAGGATATCATGTCCGACCCCGAGCGCTTCGAGGAGAGCGTAAAAGCATTCGGCCTTATGAGCCGCGGCCTTGTTGACGAACGCGATCGCCGAATCTTCGAGCGTCCAATATTTTTTATCGTCGATCAACGTCCGGAGCCATCCGAGCCCGCCGCCATAGAGTCCGAAATTGACGGTCGTTTTCGCTCCCGCCATTTTGTAGATATGGGCCTTCGCGCCGTTCGGGACCTCGGCGAACGTGAGCCCGTCCTCGACGTCGAGGATCTCGAATCCGCTTTCGGTCGTCCCGGTAAAGTCGCGGATATCGAAAATCTCCTCATAGCCCATATCATAGGCCGGCGTCGCGTGGAACTTTTCGAGGACCTGGAGCGCCGCGGCCGGGAAGTCGCCGGGACCTCCGAAAGCCTGGAGCGCTTTCCGATATCGCTCGGCCTCGGCCTTTGCGGGCCCGCCGGAGGCGAAATACTGAACGGCCGCGAAGATTTTTTCCCGGCCCGCGGCCGAGGAAAAATCGAGCTTCGAGAGATCCGAAAAAATCTTTCTCATGATTGTTTGCCTTTGTCCTTTCGGATCCGCGGTTAGGCCGCGCAAGTCCCGTTGAAGTCGACGAGGACGGTCGTATCCGCGCCGAGGGCCGCTTCGATAACGCGGCCGCAAAGCGTATTCGCGCCGACCGTCGGCGTTACGTTCTTCGCGACGTTATCGAAATAAACTTTCGAGCCTTGAGCCATTGCGAGCGCCGAGCCCGCGGCCTTGGGGAGGAGAATTTTGTCGCATCCGTTGACGGCCGCGACGAGGAGGCCGGCCGCTTTCGTCTCGAAATAGACGACGACGGTCGCGCCGATCAAGTCCATCGCGCCGGCGACGACTCCGCCCGAGGGAGCCGTCGCGATCATGACGCGATATTTTTCCGATCGCATTTGAATCCCGGTAATCGCCATTTGATAAACCTCCGTTTAATCGTTCGGGATAAGGTCGTTTGCTTTGGGATCCTGGAGGTCCTTCGAGGGCTCGCCCGAAACGCCGCCGCCGCCGGCGGGCCTGGACTCGTCGCCGGACTTGCCGGATCCCGCGGATCCGGAGCCCGCTCCGCTCGCGCCGGCGCTCGTTCCGTTGATCTCCTCGAATTCCTTAACGAGGTCGTCAAGGAATTTATCGGTTTCGGATTTGAGCTTGCCGGCGTCGGCCGGAGGCTGAAAGCTTCTCTCATAATTTTTATGGAGAAACTTCGCGAGCCGTTCGTCGCCTTTGATTTTCGGCCTCTCGGCGAGAGCCGCGTCGAAAACCTCCCGGGCCCGGCCCTTGGTTTCCTTGCTCTCAAAGGTTTTTACTTGTCCGCGGAGCTCCTCGTTTTCCTTTGTGAGAGACGCGACTTTATCGTCCGCGTCCTTGAGCTTGCGGATTTGGAATCCTCTGAGGTCGTGAGTTTTCTCGTCGACAAACTCCGAGACGAGCGGATCCGAGGCGAGCTCGCGACTCCCGAAAACGTCCGAGGGCTTGAGCTTCGACTCCGCGATCGCGGCCTTGATTTGTTCGGCGGTTAGCATTTTCTCGTTTCCTCCTTGAATTGAAACGGATTGCTCGGCGAAAGCCTGGACTTGAGCGAGGAGCGTCGCGCCAGGAAACGCCGGACTATTAAGCGCGGAATTGCCAAAGGCGATTCCGGAGACTCCGAGGACGTCGAGATCCCGGACCTCGAAATCCTTGACGTCGGCCGACGGAGCGAGGATATCCGCTTCGATCGACGCGATATCAAGGGAGAGATCTCGAAAAGCCGGATAGATATAAGCGACCGCGATCGAGGAGGCGACCTCGCCGAGCTTTTTAAAAGCCTTTCCGACGATCTCGCCGATCGGTTGCCGGCCGGCCGGCCCGTTGTCGGCCGCGTGGTTATGATAGGCCGGCGTCCCGAGGGCGAGCTTTTCGGTTAGCTTTTCGATCGCGGAATAATACCACCGTTGAACGGTCGCGCCGAGGCCGAGGACTTTCGGACGAGCTTCGCCCTCTTGCCCGACGATAAACGCCTTGAATACGGGAGACGGATCCTCGCGTTTGATATCGCGGATCGCCCGCGGCGAGATCATCCCGAGGAGCTCGTCCTCGGCCATGGCAAGAATTCGCGCGGAGATTTTCATTTTTAAGGATCCTTAAATCGAGAGGGCCTTTCGCGTTCCCATAATGAGCATTTTAAACGCGAGCAAAAAATAAGCGATCGCGATCGGGCCCCGAGTCCTTACGCGGACGACGCCGCGGATCCCGCCCTCGACCGTCCCGGCGAATTTTCCGGTTTTAATCGGAAAGCGGATCGGGAGGACGAGCTCTTTTTCTTCGATCGTTCGCATTTTCACACCCGGGAGAGGAGCTTGATTATATCGGAGCGGAACTCGCTCGACGATAAAAAACCGCGGAGGATCATTTTCCTTTCGGTCCGGGAATAATTGCCGGCCTTAAAAGCGAGCTCCAATCGGTCGAGCGTTCGGCCGACGGTCCGGGCCCGCCGTTTCCAAACGATCCGACGGAGCGCTCGCTTTAAGCGACTCATTTTTTCGAGGATCCTTTCGTCGACCGGCGCGCGCGGGCCCGCTTGGGCTTATGCTCTCCGTCCTGGAGGCCGGCCGTCGAGGAGCCGGCCCGGGAGGTCGAGGCCGCGGTCGATCGCCTCGCCTTGGGCTTTGTGGACGTTTTCTTTTTGACGGGCTCCGGAGCCTGGACGTCCGCCGGCGGGATCTCCGCCGGGATCCCGGGATCCTGGAGCTCGGCCGCGGGAGCCGCCGGCCGGTCCTCGGGATAGAAAAGCGACTCGGGCCGAGGCGTCCGGACGCGAGGCTTTGCCGTCTCCGTCGAGATCGCCGGCCCGCCGATCCGCTTCGCCTTGACGCCGTCCGGCCGGACGATCGGCCGAGGCTTTACGTCGTCCATCGAGAGCCCGGGCCCGCCGGATTTAAAGCCGTGAGGGATCGGTTTGATCGCTCCCATGATAAGCGGCCGTCTGTCTTTCTCGTCCATTTTTTTTATTCCTCCTCGGCGTCGCTTCCGCCCTTATCCTGAACGCCTTTTTTCTCCCTGTCAAGCCCGCCCTTTGAAAAGCGATCGAGCGCCTCGTTATTTTTTGCCTCGATCGCCTCGATCTCGCGGTCGACTTCGAGCTCCGGAATTTGCGAGAGGAGCGTTTGGAGCGAGAGCCCGTCGGCCAAAAAGAGCGGGAGGTAAACGTCCGAGATCCGCTTCCAAGCTTCCGCGGTAACGAACGGAATAACGATTTTTAATTTCCGATAATCGAGAGGCTTGAGCCCGGACTCTTTATTATAAATCGCGAAAGCTTTCCGGAGGATCTCCTCGTAAGCGTCGAGCCAAGTCCCGCGCTCTTTCGTCGTCGAGGCCGCGACGCTCTCCATTAAATTGTCCGCCGTCGCGCGATTGCTCAAGAGCTCGGGAAATCCGAGAAAATGGGGAGGCGTTCCGGTTGTCCCGGATACCATTTTCGCGTTAGTCGTTATCTCTTTATCGAGCGAGTCGCTCCCGCCCTGGAGGTTCGGAGCGGCGAAAACAAATTTCCCGGAGATCGCGATTAACTTTCGGAGGGCCCAATTTATTTTCCCGGCCTCGGTTGCCATCTTCTCCGCGTCCTCGGCCGTCGCGCATTCGATCGTAGGGATCGGAGCGGCGAATAAATGATTGATCTCTCGGAGGTCCCGGAGGGCCTTGTCGATCGCCTCAATTTGAGTTAAGCATTTTCCGACTTTTGGCATAGGCTCGTTAAGCTTCGAGAGCCGGCCTCCGAAGCGAGCATAAACGAAAGCCTCGGCCGGGAGCGTCGTCGCGCCGGCCGTCCCGCTCGCGTCAAACTCGGCCGAGGTATAATCGAGATAATCGCCGGCCGCGGTTTTTATCGTGTACGGCGTATCGATCCGGGACTTGAATCGGAGCGAGACTTGTTTATCGTTCGGGACATAGTTTAATTGTCCCAGGAAACAGCCCTCGACCTCGGCCTCTTTTGCCATTTCGAGCGCCATATTTCGATTGAGCTTATTGAACGAGAAAAAATCCCGGGCGAATTTTATCTCGTTCGAGTCGACGTCTTTTTTTTCGAGCGGGATCGGCGCGACGCCTTGCCCGACGATAAAGGCCGCGCGGACGTCGATAATATTCCCGGTTTGTAAAACGCCCCATTCCGCGAGGCCGTCGTATTTTTTCGCGATCTCGGCGATCGTCGTTTTATAATCCCGGTATTCGTTCCCGGCGTATCGCTTCGATTGAGCCGTCGAGAAAGTGTCGATCGCTTGGGCCTGGAGCGCGACGACTTGCCGGATCCCGGAGAGCTCGCCCTCAAGCGCTTGGATTTTTTGCCGTTTTTTATTAAACATTTTAGTAAACCTCCCCGCCGGATTGTCCGACAAACGCTCGCCCGCCCTTATGGGCCGCGGAAACTATACCATAGACGACGGCCTTGATCGCGTGATCGTTATACTCCATAGGCTCCGGGAGGCTCCGTCCTTCCTTGTCTTTTTTTCGGACATAAGAGCGGACCTCTTTAATGAGGTTTGGAGAATTCCCGAGGATATGGATTTTTTTCGAGAGGAGAAAATCGATCCCAAACTTGACGCTCCCGGGCCCTTTCGCCGCGGGCTTTGCGCCGCGGAGCCCGTCGAGGCGGAGCTCGTCGATCGACTTGGGCTCGGCCGAGTCCCAAAAAACCTCCGCCGTCGCCGGGACGCCGGCCGCGAGCGACGCGCGAGCGAGATCTCGATTTGTCAATCCGGTCGAATAAATGAGCTCCTCAAGCCAATATTCATCCGCGCGCCGATAGATCCGGACGACGGCCGCGGGATCGACGGAATATCCGAAATCTCCGCCGAAAATAATCTCGTCGAATCCGATCGCCGGGAGCTCGTCGACGACGTCCCAATTAAAAATAATTCCCTTGAGCTCGCCCCATTCGCCGAGAAAATAAATATTATAAAAATTCGGATCGTCCGAGGCCGTCGATTTTAAATGCTCGATATATTCCGCTTGAGCCCATGGATTATCAAGGACCGTATATCGGAGCTTTTTCGCGGTCCGATCGAGGCCGCGGGCCCATCCTCGATCATAAATCCAAGAGGTTTTCCCGATCGGATTAAAGTCGGCGATCATTTGCCGGCGGAGCTTGGACTCGCCGCCGCGGATCCGGAGGAGGAGCTCGCGATAATCGTCCTCGCGGAGCTCCGTTAATTCGTTCACCCAAACGAAATCAACGTCCGTAAGGGATTTAATTTTTTGATGATCGTCCTTATTATTCATCCCGGTTAGGATGATCGAAAGGTTTCCGACGCGAGCAATCCAATTTTGACGATCGATAAAGAGGTCGAGCCGGAGGGCCTCGGCGCGCCGCTCCAGGATATCGAGCGTCGTTTTCCGGAGGCTCGCGAGCGTCTTTCGGACGAGGACTCCCTTTTGACGTTCGGGATTGATGATCGACTTGAGGAGGATTTTATCGGCGATCGAATAGGACTTCCCCGCGCCGGCCCCTCCATAAACCCAAAGCTCGGGATCCTCGCTCCGAAAAATTTCCGTATGATAAGGATTTAAAATTTTATTGAGATTAATCCGCGGGCGATCGACGCCGGCGCGCTCCGGATCCTGGACGCCGGCCGCGGCGTTAAACATGACGACCGCGAGGATCGCGACGAGGATCCGGCCGATCCGTTTCATTTTTTATCATGCCCGGACTTTTTATTTTTCTCGACCTCGGAGGCCGGATTTTTCTCGGTCATTGAGGCCGGTAAAAATTTCTCGGAGAGCTCATAAAGCGCCTTTTCGATCTCCGGCGCGTCGACCTCTTGCCGGTCCCGCCATGCTCGGCGGAGTCTATTTTTAAGCCAAAAAATAATTGAGGTCGTATCCGCGGCCGGTCCCGGGACGGGCTTCCCGCAATGCGGACAAGCGTATCGGCCGAGGGCTTTCGAGTAAAGCGATCGCTCGACGTTGACGTCCGCGCGGAGCTTGCCTCGCCGGAGGACCTCCAAAAATTCCGGATGATTTTTTTTATAGAGGGCGAGCGTCGAGGGAGCGATCCCGAGGACGAGGGAGATCTCCTCCTCGGTATGCCCGAAAGCGGCGATCGCCTCGACTTGATCGAGGTCGATCCCGTCAAATTTCGAGGGCCTCCCGCCGGCGTGTTTGCCTGGATCCCGGGAGGATCCGTCGCGCCGGCCCGCCATGAGGTCGCCGAGGCCGATCCCGGCCGACTCCCCGGGCCCGCCGGCGTTCGCCTTACCTTGGGCCTTGTACGCGCGCGACCCGGACGAGGCCCGCCCGCCGGCCGCGGTCGATCGAGCGCCGGCCCGGGATCCCGGGATCCTGGAGCTCGCCCGCGTTTGCTTTGATTTTGCTTTTTTCATGCGTTCGCCTTTGCGCGCGCCGCGATCCGGACCTCGGCCCGATCGATCCGGAGCTTTGCGCGCCTCATTTCGACAAGCCTTTTAAGCTTGGGAAAATTAATGAGCCGCCGATATTCGGCCGGACTCTTTCCCATCCAATATTCAAACTCGTCGAGCGCGCTCCCGGTATTGCCGCCCGTAAAGGAGAGCGTCCCGCGTCCGCCACTATGGGCCGAGACAATTAGCATTGCTCCAAGCTTCTCGCGAGGCGTCCATTTTTCGCCCGTAAATTCGCGATTAGGATCGGCCGAGAGGATCGGTTGATATCTCATCGGAAAGGCGACGATATGACATTTAAATTTTCCTTCGAGTTTCATAATCTCGCGAGTCCGATAATAAAAATCCTCGGGAGAGTCTTTAAAGTTATATAAAACATAAATAACAATTGTCTGTTTTTTTCTTTTTACGATCCGCTCGACCGCGCGTTGAATATGCCCGTCCTCTTGGAGGCCGTCGAAAGCAAAGCGGAGCGGATCATGAGGGAGGCCGGCGATTAAATCCGCGAGCTCCTCCGTTAGGAGCCGGCAATCGAGCGCTTGATTAAATTCGATTTTCCGGACGCCGCGGGCGAGGAGTTTTTTTATCTCGACGACGTCGGCCCGGATCGCCTCGATCGGTTTCGCGAGCCAATTATTATCATTAAAAATTATTTTTTTCGCGCCGGCCGGGACGTCCTGCGGCCATTCGGGACGGTTTTTATATTCGGGCTCCAAATTTTTGACCATACAAAAACCGCATTTTCGGACACACCCGCGGGAGGTATAGGTTATTGCGAACTCCGGCGGATCCGGGAGGAGAGAAAAATCCGGGACCTCGCGCTCGGCCTCCGGGACGAGGCCGGCCCGGACCTTCGCGCCGGCGCGCTCAAAGGGCTCCGGCATAAGCGACGCGGCGATCCCGCCGACGAGGACGCGGGCTCCGGTTTTCTTCGCGTCCTGGACGAGGCGAACGGCCTCCGGGATCTCGTAAGTGAAAAGCGTCGAGATCCATATCTCATCATAAAGGCCGCGCCGCGGGATCTCCCGGGCGAATAGTTTACATTTATCCCCGAGACGTTTCCTCCAAGCGCCGAGCTTTAGGAGGCCGAGCGGATAGAGTGTCCGCGTCGCGCGCGAGTCGACTAAAGCAATCCGCATTTTCGGAGGACTCCAATCCCGCGGCCCGCGGCCGTGTTCGCTTCGCCGTTCCGGAGCCATTCGAGGACCGCTTTCTCATGCCTCGCCGGGACGAGGATCTCGATCGAGGCGTCCTCGTCGCCCTCGCCGTCGGCGAGCTCTTGATCGAGATCCTCCGACGGTTGCCGGCCGTTTATCAATTGATCGAGGCCGATCGGCGAGAGGAGGTCGACCTTGTAATCCTGGAGGTCGATCTCCTTTTGAAAAGGGAAAACGAGCTCGACGAGTTTATCCTCGATATACTCGCCGGCGCGATCATTATCCGAGAGCGCATATTCGAGCCGGCGCGCTTTTGTTTTCGCGTCGACGACGGAAACCTCGACCTCCCGGATCCCGCTTTCCCGGAGGACGAGGAGCCGCATATTTCCGCCGAGGACGACGTATCGACCTTTCTCGAAAAAACAAACGAGCGGTTTATAAAGCCCGAGCCGGAGGATTTGTTTTTTGAGTCGCGCATAATCGACGGTTTTTATATTGCGCGGATTATCTTTCCAAACGTCGAGGAGGTCGATCGAGACTTTAATTAATTTCATTCGTCGTCCGATCCCCCGCCCTTTCGGAGGAGCTTAAATATCAACTGATGATCCTCGCGGTTTTCTTTCCGGCCCTCCTCGTTCGCCTTTAAGAGCGTCGCGTAATGAGTCTCCAGGATCCGGACGCGAGGATCGAGGTCCTCGATCCGGGCGGTCGACTTCGAGATCGCGGAGCAATCGAGGCCGACGATCTCGGCCGCGGCGTGAGTATGTCGGGCCCGCTTTTTTTTCGTGAAAAAACTTATCGCGCCGAGCGAGATTTGGGCGACGTTCGCGATAATAAGCCCGATCAAGGGAGCGCTTAAATAAACATGAGACGGATCCGAGATCGGGAGAGAGCCGGTCGCTTGGATTGTTTCGAGGATCATAATTAATTCCCTTTTATTAATTTTCCGTCGCGCTCCAATTTGAGGAGCCGGCGATAATCGAGGACAAAGCCCTCGGTTACAATAACGCCGTATTTAATCGGAGGAGCGCCGGCGAGCGGAACGATCGCGCCATCCTGGACAAAGCCGAGGACGTCGACGCCGGCCGGGATAATGACGACGCGAGGACCGCGAAAACAGCTAACCGAAAATAAGGCCGCGAAGCTTATCGAGATCATGAGCGCGACAAGCTTCCAGGATCGCGAGTTTTTCTTTTTCATTTTGGGCCCTCTTATATGCCGCGAGCGCTTCTTTAATGAGCGGGATCCCCTCTTTTCCGAGAGCGATCAAGTTTCCGAAAATCGTCCAAAAAGCGGCCATTGTTCGAGCTCCCTTATCCGCGATATTCGACGTGATAAATATCGTTTAAGCTCGTCCATCGGCCGCCCCAAGTAAGGCCGAGGGCCTCGGCGAGCTCTCCGAGTTTTTCGTAAGCCGACGATCGATCCCATAAAAGGACGCCGTCGACGACGACCGCGAAATCTTTCGCGAGTCGATTCATATGAGCGGTTTTTTTTAGACGCGGATCGATTTGAGATCGGCCGTTTAAAAAATGATCGAGATCCTCCGCGAGCGTCGAGATAAAGCGAAAGCAAAGGACCTCGATCCCGGCGTCTTTAGCGTCCAGGACGAGGCGCGAGGAGAGGCGCTCGAAAAGGATTTGTTTAGCGGTTAAGGAAAGCGGCGAGGCCGACGCCGGAGGAGAGGAGGGAGCCCGATCCCCGATCAAGATCGAGCTCCCCGTAACCGAAGAAAGGGAAAAAGGAGGGATTGAGGGCTCGGAAAAATCGTTTCGATAAAAGCTCGGAGCCCTCGCATAGTCTAGAGAGTAGCCCGAAGTTTCCCGCCCTGTCAAGCGGAGATAAAAACGGCCGGAGATCGGATCCGGTCGCGGGCCCTTTAATTTTCATTTCCCGAGGTCGTCGTTTATTGCGGAAAGCCCGGGCTCGGAGCGGTCGCTCCCGTTCGCCGGCGGAGGGCCCGGGATCCCGGGATCCGCGGGATCGTCGGCCGGGCCGATCGAACAAAGGCAATGCGGAGACGGAGCTCGCGGATCTCCGGGCGGGAGGCCCTCGTCGAGCTCGTCCGGCCGGCCGGCCATGGGCCCCGCGGCGCGCGCGAGGAGCTCCCGCAAAAGAGGGAGGCCCGTCTCGAGATGGATCCCGGCGGACTTTCCTCTCGCGAAGTCGTCCAGGTAAAGCCAAAAGCCATCCTCTTTTTTCTGGACGGAGAGGCCGATAAGCGGCCGGCCGAGGTCCGCGGTCGGACGGCCCGAAATAATATTTTTTA